AAACAGGTTGTTATCATTATTTGATTCATCTTTATTTTTTTGAATAAAGATAGGGTTTTTACAAAAATAAATATTTTCAGAATATAAAATACCTTTTTGATTTATATTTATATCTACATCAAAATGTATACCATTCGGTTTTGGTAAATGATTATTATTTTTATTTAGAATCATTTGTATATATTTTCTAGTAACAATATATGCATGTGCATAAAATCCATAATCATTTATAAAATATTTATCATGTATAGATTTTTTATTTATATTTTTTTTAGTATATCCGATACACTTATTATGTAAAAATAAAATATCTACATTATCTATATTTTTTTCAATAAATGAAACTGCTCTTTTTAAATAAAGTTTACTATTTTCTGTAACCTCAACATCATCTTCAAATATAATACATATTTCTTTATCAGCATGATTTATATAAAAATCTTTCCACACTTTCATATGCGAATCATAACAACCATAGCGTCCACCCATTTTATGTTTATAAAAATCTAAAAATATAACATTCGACGGTTTGATATCTATTTTTTCAAACTCTTTTTCGACATTCTTTTTTCGATCTACCCGTTCTTTCAGATTAATACAATAAATCGGATATTCCATTATTATATTTAATACTTATATTATATTTTAATTTCAATTATAATAAGTTTAATTTAACTAAATATTTTATTTCATTATCTCATATTCCATATTCCATATTCCATATTCATATTCATTTTTTACTTGCATTTATTCATATTTATTATTATTATTCACTCTTCTCTTTTCTCTCTTCTCTCTTCTCTCTCAAAAAAATATAAATCCAAATGAATTTAGAATTAGGAAAATTCGATATGCGCTCCATCAGCTTTAGACCCGACGAAAATAAAGGTCCCGTTATCGTCCTCATCGGTCGTCGTGATACCGGTAAAAGTTTCCTTGTAAAAGACCTCATGTATTACCATCAGGACATCCCCATCGGAACCGTCATCTCGGGCACAGAAGCAGGAAACGGATTCTTCGGAGAACACGTGCCAAAACTCTTCATCCATGACGCATACAACACCGCCATCATTGAAAATATCCTGAAACGACAAAAAGCAGTCCTGAAACAAGTCAAAAAAGAAATGGAATCATACAAACGGAGCACCATAGACCCCCGAACCTTTGTCGTCCTCGACGATTGCTTGTTCGATAATAAATGGACCCGCGACACTATGATGCGTCTCCTCTTCATGAACGGGAGACACTGGAAGATTATGCTGGTCATCACAATGCAATATCCTTTAGGCATTCCGCCCAATTTGAGAACCAACATTGATTACGTGTTTATCCTGCGAGAGCCGTACATAGGTAATCGAAAACGAATCTATGAAAATTATGCGGGTATGTTTCCGACATTTGAGTCATTCTGTCAGGTGATGGATCAATGCACTGAAAACTTCGAGTGTTTGGTGATAAACAACAACGCCAAATCGAATAAGCTACAGGACCAAATTTTCTGGTACAAGGCGCAACAGCATGGACCGTTTAAACTCGGTAGTAAAGAGTTCTGGGAGATGAGCAAGGATTTAAATTCTGATGATGAAGAGGAGTCATATGACCCGAAAAATATTAACAAAAAGGGTTCAGGACCCAAAATCAACGTGCGAAAAAATAAATGGTAATTAATATTGCTTTTGATTTTAAAAAGCAAAAGCAACCTAGTTAAAATAAAAATTGAAAAAATAAAACCAAAAAGCAAAACAATATAAAGACAACAACAGAATAGACGTATAAAATGCAAGCAACTGAACAGAAAGAGAGTATCGACATTGTCGGGTTGATAGAAAGCAACCCTGTTACAATGTTACATGCAAATAGCCAGTCAAAACTGGTTGAAAAAATAAAAACAAAATTTACAAGTTATGAACAGCAACTGTTTATTTCAAGCTTCTACTGTTATTTCAAGTACAATCCAAAGACCGACTTTGTCATTGACCTTGATACTGTATGGAAATGGTTGGGATTCACAAATAAAGCTCATTCAAAATATACATTAGAAAAAAATTTTACCATTGATAGAGATTATAAATGTTTGCTCACGAAGGTTCGTGAGCAAAAAAACTCAACAACCATCCCAACTGAAGCTGAAACAGAACACTCAAAAAAAGAAAAACGAGGTGGTCACAACAAGGAAACAATCATGTTGAATGTTGAAACCTTTAAAAAATTCTGTTTGAAGGCAGGAACAAAAAAAGCGGATGAAATTCACGATTATTTCATAAAGATGGAGGAGGTATTTCATGAAGTTTTAATGGAAGAAAGTGAAGATTTGCAAAAACAATTATTATCAATTGAAACCGCCAAAGAAAAAGAAAAAACCCGTGCGGTTGAACAAGTTATTATTGCACAATTTCCGCAGAATACCGAATGCGTTTATTTTGGGACAATTGACAATACGAATGAAAAAGGAGAAAAGCTGATAAAATTTGGCATTTCAAACGACTTGTCGAATCGAGTGCTGGACCACCGCAAAAAGTATATAAATTTCAGATTAGTGTATGCATACCGCGTGCAAAACAAGACCGAGATTGAGAATCTCATGAAGAAGCACCCAAAAATTCAAAAACATTTGCGCACGATTCAAGTGAATGACAAATGCAAAACCGAAATCCTTGCATATGACGAAGTGAATATGACGATTGATAAATTTAAAAAATACATTCAAGACATTATCGATTCGAGAAAATTGTGCATGGAGAATTTTATAAAAATGGAGAATGAGATTCAAATGTTGCGAAGCCAAAACGATATGTTGTCAACGATGGTTGAATCGATTACAGGAAATTATAATAAAGCTAAAATTGAAATCGATGCACTTCAAGAAACTGTGAAAAAACAAAAAGCGGTAATTGAGTCATTCCGTAAAGAAGAGAATGACAACACGGTTTTCCCGGAACCCGAAATAAACGAGGAAGCGATGAATGATGCAGCGGCTACAAGTGCTGAATTCACGGCAATGTTTAACGAGTTTGTTTCCGCCGAATGCATTGTTCGTTCAGACGTTTATGAATCATCGGTCCAACTGGAAGGACGGTTTCGCCTTTGGAGACAAACAAAACCCAAAAAAGAAATATTCCACGCATTCAAAAGTTATATGGACACGCGATTTCAGCCGAAGCGTATGCCGATGAATAAACAAAACGCGCATTGTTATGTTGGCATCAAATTGAGAGAAGCAGAATATAAAAAGAAATTCTCATCTTCCGACGCACATCCAGTCGAAACATTTCTGTTTCAAATGTGCAAGTTTTCAGATACTGGCAAAATTCTAAATTCTGTCTTGCTGAGAGAATATAAAAAATGGAAACAGTCCGTCCATCGCGACTGCGCGCCCGACGAAGTCGAATTGAAGGAACTCAAAGGATATTTGAACGCGTGTCCTTATGCGCTGAAAGCAACCGTATGGACAGAGCACGGAGTTAACGAAGGATATTACGGACTATCACTTATGGAAGATTATATCAAACAAACGGAACAAGTCCAAAAATCGAATAAAAATACTACCGGAAAAGTGGTAGAAAAACGCGAAATCAAGACAAACGCGCTTATTGGAACGTGGGGTAGTATTGCAGACGCGGCAATTTCAGAGAATGTATGTGCTGCAAAAATGAGCAGATACATTCGAGAAAAAAAACAAATTGGCGACTACCATTTTATTACAGTAATCCATACTGCCAACAGTGCAACAACAAGTTCGCTTTCAAACCCTTAGACTATCACCATTTTGTAGATGTTGTCCAGATAATTTTTTGTTTGCACTCTCGTGTAGAGCTTGGAAAACCTGGAAAACCTGGAAAACGACGATGTTTTTGTTTTTTCGATAATGTCTTTGACTGATTTTTTCATGCATTGGTGTTTGTGGTGCATGTCAAAAAGGACTTTTTCTTCATTTTGTATCAACCGCAATTCATTTGAAATACCGAGTTCCAAAATGCCAAGTTTGAAATAGAAATGAGGGCAACAGGTGTACTGATGATAACCGTGAGATTCATGCAGCTGCATCTGTGCCAACCTCATTTGGTGTTGAATCAGTCGACTGCGCATGTCTTTGCATTTTTGTATTTGTTGCGTGATTTCCGCCTTGGATTGCAACTGGGCTTTCATGCGTGCTTCGTGTTCGGAAC